AAGTAGCAGCAATTGTAGATCGTGTTCGAGATTTACGCAATGCAAAGTCATTGTCCCAACGTAGATTGGCTGAAAAATCAGGTGTCTCTTACATGACTATTGCCAAGGTAGAGTGTGGCGAGCAAGGCTACTCTCTACCAAGTTTGATTAAGATTTCCAAAGCCCTCAACGTAACCCTCTCAGAATTATTTACTGATATTTAACTATGGCTGAACAACAAAAGAAACCACCAACAAATCCCTTTGAATTCCACACGGGGATGTACTTCGAAGAGTTCACCGACACCAAAGGTAGACTACAATCAAGAGGTGCTTGTCCATTCTGCCACAAGATGGACCACTTCTTCTTTGGACCTGACAATGGATGGGGATGGGGATGCAAGTCTTGTCAAGCAAAGGGCAACGTTTATACATTCATCCAAATGCTCTATGACAAGGTGTGTAATGTTGACGAGATTGCCCTTACCATCCTCTCCCAGGAAAGAGGGATCAGCCTGGAGGCACTTAGTCGTAATGGTTTTCGTTACAACCCAAGAAATGGTACATACGTAATTCCTACCTTCAACAAAGAAGACAAGATGAACCACTTGTACAAAGTGGACGCATCAATGAAGGATGGCAAAGTCAAGAGACATATTTACAACTGTCCTGGACTTGATCCTACTCTTATGGGTTGGCACAACCACTTGAAAGATAAAGTCTTTCTTGTAGAAGGACTCTGGGATAAGCCTGCAATGGAGGATATTGTAGGTCCAGCACGTGACTTCTCAGTCATGGGATTTCCTGGTAGTGGATTTCGTCCTGGTTGGTGCAATGCCTTTGCCGGCAAACACTTGTACTTAATAACTGACAACGATAAAGCAGGAAAGGATCATCGTGAATTCATCCTCAAGAAAATTGAATCAGCTCCACAAAAACCATTGTCAATCCACGTTATGGAATGGGTTGAAGGAGTATTCAAAGAGGGATACGATGTCAACGACTTGTCAGTCGATAAGAAATCCCATGCCTTCGATTTCATCATGGACAACATGCAATCGATTGACTCCGTTAAGACGAGCACTCCATCAAAATCAGAAATAATCCCTGATCCAACCTGTGAGAGTTTCGAAGACCTCTGTGATGCTTGTAAAGAGATTTACTACTTCACAGATGACATGCGACATCTACTCCACCTACTAATCACCTCTCTTTACTCACTCAAGGTAGAAGGTGAACAGTTGTGGATTCGTGTCATTGGTCCTCCTGGTTCATCGAAGACTACTATTGCTAAGATTGCTGGTGCATCTGATCTTGCTGTAATGCGATCAACATTCACTGGTATTCTCTCTGGTTGGAAAGATGATGATCCAAATGATGCCTCATTGATTCCAATGATTACTGGTAAAGCTTTGATTGTCAAAGACGGTGACGCTCTTTTGCAACTACCCAATGTCAAACAGATTCTCTCACAATTGCGAGACTTCTATGATAAGTTCATATCCGCTACTTATCTTAATCGTGTGTCTTATGAATATGAGAATATCCGATCAGCTTTCATATTCTGTGGGACTCACGCTCTACGGAATATGGATAATGCTGCGTTGGGAGAAAGATTTCTCGACTACGAATTACGAGTAACCAACAATGATCGTGCTGAGATTACTGCTGCTGCTATCAAGACTCAAGAAGAAGAAGCAGAATTTGGTGTATCTAAAGAACCATCAATTGCTGCCAAAGCCAAGAACTTCATTGACAACATCCTCTTGAATCAAGAAGGTACTGCAAAGTTACATAAAGATGATCGAGATGCTATTACTGTATTCGGTAATATCATTGCTTACATGAGAGCCAAAGTAGAACGTAACAGGAATGGGGAACTACTATATCCTCCCTCTCCAGAAGTTCCATCGCGGATTTCAAAGCAGATCGTCAAGCTGTATCAATGTGCTCCTCTTATTCTTGGTAAAAAGGAACCAGATACATCGACTTACAATCTTGCCCGTCACATCACAGGAGACATCATCGACACCAAATCGTATCGATACAGGATAGCACAGTTCATCTCTGCTGCTCCTGCTCAATCGTTACACGACATCGTTAAAAACACCAACATCGAACCACGTATTGCTGAACGTGTGCTCAGTGATATGTATGATCTTGACATGTTGAAGATCGCAACTAAGACCATCGGAACAAACACTTCAATTAGAGCAGTTTCGTTCCAAGACAACATCCAATCCATGATGCTTATTTTAGGAATGCAATAACAAATGATGCCACATAAACCAACTGCCAACGTAGGAGAGAAGGATGCAGAAGTTCTTGCTAATGGTGGAACACAGTTTTCCACTGGAGCAGTTCGTTCTTCCGACAAAGCCAATGTCCGATATGATTTAGTTTCTCCAATTGGTATGCGTCGATTAGCAGAGACAATGGAAGAGGGTCGTAGAAAGTATGGATGCTTCAACTGGGAGAGAGGAATGCCAATTGGCGATCTTCTCAATCATGCTCTTGCCCACATCAATGCCTATCTCTCTGGAGTGCCAAGCATCGATGCTAAAACTGGTCTAGTCGAAGATGATCTTGCCCATGCCGCATGGAACCTGTTTGCTGCCATGCACATGGAAGAAACACATCCAAATCTTGATCATCAACTTCGACCCAATCATCCGATTACAAAAGCAAAGGAACAGTCATCTTGAACCCAATTAAATTCGATCAAGTCAACGAGATACATGGTCCACCGGAGGGGATGACTTCGGAAGAATGTATGGACTTACCAGTCCATCACGCCATAAGTCCAGACAATCAAGAAGTCTTCATTTCCTGTTGGGAACTTTCAGACGAAGAAATCAAAACCATTCTTGAAACCAAGAAACTATGGATTTGGCAATACGGCAACTTCGTCCAACCAATTGGTCCATCTGTGGACTTTCCTTTTGAAGAAGCTCCGAATCCGGAGAGCAATTAACACTTTTTGAATAGTTATCATGTCTAAGAATTTCTGGGAAGAATTCGTTCCTGACGGAGAGGAGAAACTCCAAAGCTTCGGCGGAATTGAAGATTATAGTCGACTAGTAGCCGAAGAACGAGAGAAACGCCGTCAAGAACGTGCCCTCGATCCTAGATATGAGGTAGGTGTCATACCGGACCCCTCCCCAGAAATTCTAGAGATGCGGGACCGGTACGTAAAAGATTACACGATAATCCATCCTGAAATCTTTCCATACTCTACTGGTCTTAAACCTCTTGGTATCAAGCAGATGGATGCTGTACGTCATAGTCAATATTTCGTACAACAACGTAGTAACTTTCTGAAAGTTGAACCACGTGGATTTGGTAAGACAAGTAGATCAATCAATGAAGCTACTCTAGGTATTCTTCAAGGGTTTATTCGATACCTTGTCATTGTTGCTAGTAACGTGGAAAAAGCAGAAGAAATTATTACTTCTGTTATGACCGAATTGTTTACCAATGATAAACTGTTCGACTTGTATCCTCGTCAAATGATGTGTTTCCGTAAAACAGAGAAAGACCCACGAAATGCGATCAGACAAACATATAACGGAAATCCAACTTACCTCTACTACAATAACGGCTTTATCGTCATGCCGTACATTGATGGGGAAGTCTCTAGTGGTGCCATCATTGACATCCGTGCTAGAAAGAATGTCCGTGGAATCTACCACACCATCGAATCAGGAGAATTTGCAGGAACTAGACAACGACCCACTCACATCATTCTTGATGATATCCAGACTGATGAAGAAGCTGAAAATCCTAAGACCGCCGACAAGATCATTAGAACGATAAAAAGATCCATTATGCGATCTGGTGGTCCTGGTCGTAAACCAGCCATCATGATGAATGCCACTCCTATCGCACCTGGAGACGTTACTCACCACTTCCTTCTACATGAACCCTGGCCACACGTAGTCTACAAGATGTTGGAGACTCGTTCTCAACGTGAAGACTTATGGTTTGGTGACTATCAAAATACCCTTCTGAATTTCAATAAAGAGAAACCAGGAGATATGCTTCGTGCTGCAAAAGAGGCACGAGACTTCTATGTTGCTAACCGCGAACAAATGGACAAGGGAGCATTAGCAAATTGGGAATGGTGCTACGATTGGGAGAGTCCAGAAGGCATTGAAATCTCTGCCATCCAACATGCCTACAACATCATGATCCTTGAAGGCATGGATGTATTTGAGGCAGAGTGTCAATGTAATGTTTCTGCTGCAAACATCGATGAATCAATCACCTACTGTGATGCAAAGATAATTGCCAAGAAACAGAACAGTAGAAAGCGGTACGTACCACAGACACGTGATCGTAACATCGTCACTCACATCGACGTTAACCAACCATTCTTGACCTACATGACAGTTAGTAGTCCCAATGAACTACAACCATCAATACTTGATTACGGATCCCTCCCAGAATATCAAGTAGTGCAGGAAAAGAGAAAAGCAGTTCAAACACTATCCACTTATCAAGCCCACAAGACTGGACAAGACAATCTACTGCTAGAAGATGTTATCTATCTTTCAGTAAAACAATTGCTTATGAAACTGGCTGCTCGAAGATACAAGAGAGAAGATGGTATCGAATTTGGTACTGATATCTTTCTTGTTGACAGTAGGTGGATGCAAAACGAAGTATTCCGTGCAATTAGAGACAGTGGAGTTCCTAATTGTTATGCCATGCAAAACCAATCATTTAAAGCAAAGGACAAACCACTCAACCAGAAGTCATACTCAGAAGGGTCAACAATGTACAACCATTGCGTTCTTCTACCAACCAAAGACCGTATGCTTCGATTGACAACAGACAACAACTACTTTAAGACCCAGGCCCATATCCTCTTCTCCAGGGAAGCCGAAACAGTGGGGTCCGCTACTTGGTTTCAAGAAGAATATCCTAATCAACATTACTTACCTGCATTGCACTTCAACTCAGAAACTCCATTAAAAGATACTGATCCAAAGAGTGGTTACACAATCACAATTTGGGATGAAGGTACTGGAGACATCGACAACGAATTTGAAGATAATTTCTGCGGATGTCTTGCAGCATTAGCAATGAGAAATGTTGACTTCACTTACGATCCAAAAAGGAAACTTGGAAATAGACAGTCAGTAACTGACTACATCAAATCTCAAAAAGGTTAGCAGAATGAATCATCAACTATCTTCGATCACTTTAACAAATGATCATGATATGTATCCAGAACCTGGAGAAATCTATACGTACAAAGAGGGTGATCTTTTTGTACGTATTTTTCGAAACAATGTTCTGAAAGAACTAATCAACATCAATTCAATAAGGAGTATGGAAGTTGTCTAAAAACATTCACGCTTTTCCAAGACCAAATGGGTGCATACCCACATCAGGAGTACATGTCTGTAATGACTCTCAACAGGGAATGACTCTCCGTGATTACTTTGCCGCAAAAGCATTACAATCAATATTGTCAGGAACTGTTTCTGATGATCATAAACGGATTGCTCAAGAGTCCTACAAACTTGCCGATGCGATGTTAGAAGAAAGGACATGGAGACATCGACCCCCTGTTACATCAACCGAATAAGAAAATTCCTAAAAATTTACTTGACCTAGCTTTCCCCTATGTGTATAATTACACATGGGACCGAAGGCTAGGTTTTTACATTTTTTGTCACAGGTTACGTATCATGGCAGACCCAACACTAAAAGAAGACATTATCGCAACTGGTCCGCGAGAAGTCCAAACTCCTAACATGCGTGTTGTTGCACATGATCCAGAAGTTGTTGACAGAATTCAAGCCAAGCGAAGAATGACTCGACTCCCCACAATGGGCACATTAGGAGGTTCTATTGGCACTCCTAAATGTGGTGCTTACGATTTCAAATCCTGCCAATGTAATGAAAGAGAAGAAGAATGAATCCACTAAGAAAAGCCTCGTTGTTTCTGACTGCTATTGCGATCTGCTGTTGTTTTGCTGCTCCTGTTGAAGCTGGTCGGGGAATCTTTAAGAGATTTCAAAACAAGCAGGCCGGGTCTGCTGATGGATGTCCAGGAGGTGTTTGTCCAACTGACAGCAACGTCCAAGTTTCTACTGAACCTACTCCTCCACCTCGATCTACAACACGTGGTCATTGGAGTTACCCAGGTACAATTGATTCGCATCTTGAAGGTACACACGGCGTTGCTACTGCTGGTATGACTCGTGAACAGAAACTTGATTACCACGATGCACTACATGAAGGTCGAGCACCTACTAAGTCGAGTTACAGTTATTACGGCCCATCAGTAACCAAATCGTCAAAAACGTCTTATGGTTCATCTGGTGGATCATCTGGTAGTTTTCGAGTTGGTGGTCGTGACAAAGACGGTTACATCATCACCTCGATTGGTGTTGCCCGAACAGTAACAACAACATCAGATTGTGGTTGTGATACAGTAGTTGCTCCTGCTCCAGTCGTCGTTACCACAGTTACTCCGACACTTGCTCCAACTGTTGCTTCTGCTGTTTCGACACCAGTTGCTGTTAAAGCAAAGAACCAGTTCCGAGAAGAACTAGTCAAGGCGATTCAATCAGCTAGAAAAGCTGGAAAGATTACTGTTGTCGAAGCAGCAAAGCTTCGTACTGCAACTTTATCACCAGCATTTGTTGAACGAGCACATGATCTTGCTGTTACGCAAATTGCGTTCTCCGGCGAAGTCAACGAAAACGTACCTGTTAATGCAGAAGGTGCAGTTCAAGTTGAAGGCATTAACTGGGAAGGTTTGACCAAGTTCATGGAAGCTTTGGTTCCTCTTCTTATTATGCTGCTCAAAGCATTTGGGGCAATGTCCTAAGCTGCGTCTCACCCACTTCCAAACTTCACTAAAAGTAAAAGCATGGAAACAACAGAATTTCCACTAGCAGATCAGTATCAAGAAACCAACTACAGTAAAGAGCCTCTTGGTCCAGCTTCTCGATCATGTTGTAAAGTGATCAACAGCGGTTCTTGTGGTTCCGGTTCCATAGTTGGCAAACGCAATGGTAAGACAATCGTTCTTACCAATGCACACGTAGCAGGAACAACGATTGGAAGAGTGGTAACATGTACGTTTCCATTCGCAAACAATCTGAAAGTAAATGCTCGTGTCATCATGGCTGGTTACTCTGATCGAGTCATGATGGATTGGGCAATTCTTGAAATTGATCAAGACATCCCATTGCCTGCTGTCAAGTTGTCAATTGATGCACCAGAAGGTCAACACTACACAATGGGGTATCCCCGTTGTGAAGGACCATACTCACAACGACTTACCACGCAACAAATCACTCACAACGGAGTGGTTTGGCGTTGGCAACCTGTTAGTATTGGTGGCCAATCAGGATCAGCAGTTCATTCCTACACTAACAACCTTCAACGAGGTCTTTTGACTTGGAGTTGGGGTGGTGATGGAGCAGGTCAAACAACTCGATCCATCTGGTTCCAATATCTTAACCGAGCAGTAGTCGGTGTGGTCAAACCAGAAGGATTGATTGAATTGGCCGATAATCGTGCCGACGATCTTGAAGAAGGCTTCTTCGCCGAAGCCAACATCACTACCTTGCCAATCTGGGCACATCTGGATGATCCTATTGATCCAGTCGACCCTCCCCCAGGAAACGATAAGGGGTTCCGAGAAGCTGTTCTGAAACAAGCAGAACAACTTCAACAACAAGTAGGAAAGTTGATTGAATTGGCTCGTTCTAATGGGCCAACTGAAGAAGAATCACGTCCTATTTCCGGTGGTGGTACTTTCGGTCTATAACTTTTGAGGCCCAAATGTTCTTTCTTCTTGCAGAAACTATACCGACCACATCTGTTTGGGATATGGTCGGTAACTTGTCGGCAGTAGCAGTTGCGATTGGATTGCTAGTTTGGATCATCACAAAACGTGATCCTAAGATTGCAAAAGATCATCGAATGGAACTTCTAAAACAATCTGAACAGCATAGAACTGAACGTACTGAAGACCAAAAAGCAAATCGGCAACTAGTCGATCAGATTACAACTAAGTTTGATTGTAGCATCAAAGAATGCACGACGACACTCAGAGAACTATCAAACTCGATCAAAGATGGAACTCGATGAAAGTCATTGTAGTTGGGATCATCGTAATCCTAATTATGGTGCAAGTAGCTAGCACCTCAACTATCATAATGCTTAGAAGTGAAAACTCAGCATTGAGAAGTAGAGTGCAAAAGTATGAGTCAGAAGAATCCAACTTTGACAGATTCTTCAAGGTCTACCAATCAAGGCAACCTCCCCCCAGAGAATAACATGGCAGCCGGATACCGAATAGCAGGAAAAATTAGTGGATCAATAGCGTATCCAATCACTAAAACTCCAAGCATGTTGCTGGGTGGTTCTGCGACTCCATTCAATCCTGCCTCAATCTCTGGCCTTCGTTCTCGCTTGCTCGATGCCAACACGTTCACAAGCCCGATAGATTCCAAGTATTACCTAGCAGACTCAAGCACAACTAATACTCACTTGCCAAGACAGGGGCGTGCATGGTTGTTTGACGGGTCAAATGATTTTGGAACGCGGGCACAATTGACTACCGGAACCGCAATGACTGTCGCGGCAATTGTGAAGCCAACCGATGTGACATCCACAAGATGCATCGCATCTGAGTATGGAACAAACTTCCGGTTCGTGTTCACTAATGATGGAGGGAAACTGAGGCTACAGGTTTACACATTGGGTTCGGCGAACTATCGGTACGACACAGATAATATGGTGCTCATTAACAATACTGAGGCTCATGTCGCATTCACCCTGTCAGGTGGCACGGTTGCTATTTACGTTAATGGTGCGAGCGTACCAGTTACGCTTGTGTCTGGCACTCCTGGAAATATAACTGCCTCGTCAGAAGTGTTTCGCGTCGGAAATCTTAATGGCTCTCTCTGGCCGTTTGCGGGTTCCATTCGCGAAATTCGTGTGTTTAGCGTAGCCAAGTCAGCCGCTGAAGTCGCAGCCATCGCAGCAGGCAATGACGATCTAACTGGCTTACTCGCTCACTTTCCTTGCGGCGAGGAATCGGGCACTACAGGCTACGACATATCAGGCAACGGGAACCACCTAACGCTGACCAACATCACCCAAGAAACATTCCATGCGACTGACACGGGTGTACTAGCAAATCGAAACAACGCTGAAGGGTACAGGCTGAGCGGTTCGGTCTACATTCCAAAGCGACTCAGCGATTCACTAGCCGCAGACGGAAATGCACTGACTGTGACGGGCAGAGCGGCTTATCATGGATGTGTAGAAACGCCATGCTTTACCGGAAATGCAAGTAACTGCTACATCGATCTTGGAGCTGCATTATTCCCGTCAACTGCTGATTTCGAGACTGAGTTCTGGTTCTATCGACTGGACAGTGGAACTTGGACATACCTATTGACCCAGGACAACTCTGTCAGGGCAGTTGTTGATACATCAAATAGAGTAGCGTTTCATGACGGGAGTAATTATTACTATACTGCTAGTAATACGGTTATTCCGAACACTTGGCATCATTTTCGGGTAATTAGGGTTGGGAGTGTGTTTACCACGCACCTAACCCCAAGTGGTGGCTCGACAGTAACAGCTACATCAACCAATGCAGCTACATTTTCGACATCAACAAACACTTTACTTGGAAATTTGGTTGGGGCTGGTATATCAGGTAGGTTGTCAAATTTCCGAATCACCACAGGCGGCGTAACAACCTACTTCCCATTGCAAGACGGTCCAGGTAGCAGCAACACGAACCGCGACATTGCATGGGTCAAGAGCGACGGAACTGGTGGCGTTATATCAAACGCAATCGTCAATGGAACAGTATCGACAATTTGGGGTAATCGAGTCCCTGGCAACGTCGAAGATTGGTGCGTCAAGTACGGTGGGCGAATCGCGGCCAATGGTGCATTCATCGCTGGCATGCTGACAGGTGGAAACGCGGCTGATGGTTCAGCAAAGACACTAGCAGCAGGTAAGTTCGGTAATCCATTCAGTCGGCTCAACTTCAATCCAGCTACAGCGGCAGAACTTAATGGACGTAGTGTACCTACAGCCGCCACAGTTAGCACTAACATCAACACCACTATAACTCCTAGTAACTCAGCATTTAAGAGAACTAAAACAGATGGTGATGATCGATTCCTAATTTACGACGACACGCTGAGCGGTGCCGATCTTACAAATGTTGAAGGGTATGTAGCATGATAAACGATGGCAAATGTTACCTGCACATTCCAGTGGCACTAACATTCTCAATATTAGATGAAACTGGAGCATCATTAATCAATGGATTACATACGATTTTAGATCTACCATTGGTAAATGCTGATGGATCGAATCCATACTACCTACAAGTAACAGAAGTAGCTTTGGCATCTGGAATCGATAGAAATGGACCATTAGCAGTTATTGGGCCAGTCAACAATATCGAATATATTCCAATCTCTATGGTTGACTTGATTGTTAATGTAGGCGGCGACGTAGAAGGCTTACCAGTATGGTTTGAATTATCTACCAATCCTACCACAATTGATTGTCCATTTTCCACGACAACACCCAAAGAGAAATGGTCTACTTGGGGTACGTTTGGTCAGTCTCACCTACCGATTCAATTAGGCAGCAAATGGTATAGATCAAGTGCAGTAGGTGAGTCTGGTGTACTGATGAATGCCTCTTGGTGGTCTACATTGTCACGAGGAAATGTTATATCACTTTCACAGTTCCAATCAATCCAATCGGAGAATATAACAATACCATGAGTACCATAGTAATTTCAGTAGGTGTATCGGGACTACTCGACAACGAAGACCGTGACGCAATCATGCGAGCAATCACATTAGAGAATGTACGCAGAGCAGCATTAGTACCTCCATTACCTGCTCTACCCTCTACTACAGTAGCAGAACGAAGAGACTCCTACGAGACTATTCTTCAGCCAAGGCTTGTAGCGGCTCACGCAGCAAACATCGCAGTAGCAGTAGCAGAAAATGCTTCCGGTACTGGATGGCAGCAGTTGCGTAAGGAATGGTCAGAAGCAACACCAGCACAACGAGCAGCTATTTTAGCTTTTGCTCAGTCTCAGTAAGACCATCAACGGAAACCGATCAACGCAGATCAACGCAGAGGAAGACAGAAAACTAATATGACCACTAAACTTGACCACCCAGTTGGGACTATCGCAGCAAATGCTGCAACACCTGTAGAGATGTACCCTCTCCGCCCAGGATTAAACAGGGTGGATGTGACGTACCCAAGTGGTACTACAGCTACAATCACACCCAAATCCACAAAAGACCCAAACAATACAGATAATCTAGCATCTGTAGAGATTGACGGTGCAGCCTTAGAAATCACTGGTACAGAACAATTCCAAGTTGTTGGTCCTGGTTGGTTGTGTTTCGTCGTAGCAAGTTTTTCTGGTACTGATCCGATTGACGTTTTTATAAGTCGATAAATGATTAATTTACCTCACAAAGACCAAATCCTTGATAGGATTAAAAACGCTGCTGGGCGTGTTAAAGAAGACCTCGGTCTATGGTGGGATCGAATTAACAATTACCGGTATGCGAAAAACAATGGCGATCCTTTTGTAATACAACGGAATATTTACAAAGAGAAAACTCCAGTATTTCGAGGAACACTAATCAATTGTTCCTTGATTGAAGACGAAGAGAACCCATATTACTCTGGAGTGTTAAACACACTTTCAGAACATTGTTGTGGATCGATTCCAATTCCAGTTGCATTGGTCGAAGAAAATGATCTATGCGACTCAATTGAAGATCGATTCATTCAATGGGGTGTGGAAAACAAGATTGGTTCAGCTATTCGAGAAATGCGTCGAGTAGCTGCAAGAACTGGGATTGCTGTAGCGATTCCTATTCGCATTGAAACTGAACATGACATCAAGTTGTCCTTTCAAATAGTTGGTGCTGAGTATCTCAAATCACCAACTGGAAAACTTGATGTAGTTGATGGTGTCGAGTTCTACGACAACGGACAGGTTAAAGCAGTTTACATCCAAGAGGATGGAAAGCTGGAACCTACTAAATACTACAACATGCCCTCAAACAAGAGGAACAAGTGTATTGTATTTAGCAGACAACGTGTCCATAAGTTTTGGCCTGAATGTGCTCCAGCATTTCAAATGTATCCTTCAATTCGTAGGTATATCACCAACGTCTTGAAAACTACTGAAATGCAAACCAGCATACCAATGGCCCTAGAATTCGATCCACAATATTGGCCAGTCAACGTAGACTGGGGTAAAGATAAGTTTGAGTATGAACCAGGATTCGTACCCAATCTCCCCCCAGGAGTTAAGTTGTCGGGGCTGGACTTTGGAAAGGTCAGTGAAGACCGATCCAAATTTGTTGATTTGATGGTAGGTTCTGCTTCTCGATGTATCAACATGCCAACTATTTTGGCACTAGGAGATTCATCCGACAGTAACATGGCTACTGCTCACATCGACTTACAGCCTTGGTCATATGCAGTCAAGATTGATCGATTCGATTTTGAACAACCCGTGCGATATTTCTTTTGGATGTGGTATGACTTGGCAAGTATTATGCCTGGGTACTTGCCATCATCTGCAAGACAGTATAGACGGCCACCCATAACCTTCCACTACAATGTTTTGTTTGAACACCCTGATCCAGGCAAGAGAGCAAATGCTCGTGCAACTGATCTGGAAAGTGGTGCAGCAACTCTTACCCGAATTTATAATGAACAAGGGTTAGTAGCCAGAAGGGAAATCCAGAAGGATTGCAAACTATTCGGAATTACTCCCAAAGAGTATTTCAAACTATTACTCCAAGCACGAGGACAGATGATAAATGGCAGTCAAAAGACTGGCACTAAAAGCCAAAGTGATTCGGAACAAAAAGAAACCGACACAGATCGAGTTCGTGGGCTACTCAGGAGGGCTAGTTGATCTTTCCGATCACAAGCTAGACCATCCAGCAGTGTATGATTTGGAAACTCTCCGAATCATCAATCGTGGCAAGATGAAGATGATGTACAATCATCGAACTCCTGTCGGTAAGACTACACGAGTTGAAAACTCACGCAAGAAAGTTGCTGGTGAAGGGCTTCTTGACGAAACAAATCGTGTAGCCAAGAAGATCACCAACGCAGCTAAGACGGAAGAGTTTCCGTTTGAAATGTCGATGGGATTGGATGCTCGACGAATCAAGTTGTTCTTCTTTCCAAAGGGAACAATTGTCAATGGGCGTAGATTCACTAAGCCCATGTATGTAATCAAGAATGCAATTCTTGATGAAATGACCATCACCGAACAGGGACGAGATTCCGAAACGATGATGCGTATCAAGAACAGCATGTTTGAAGTTGGTGAACTTACCAGAATCAAGAATGCTGCAAAGAAACCTACCAAAAAGGTTTTACCAACTCGTAAACGTCGTCCCGATCCAACACCAACTCCAAAACGAATTGTCAATAAGGACAAGACTGTGACAAAGAAGAAGCGACCAACCACCAAGCGTGTTCTCAATAAGAAGCCAGTTGTCGGCTTGGGAACACTAACTCGATTGATGAACAAGTATCCTGAACATGCAGCTCTCCTCCAGAAAGCAGGGGACGAGCAATGGTCGCCTACTCGTTTGAAGCGAGTTCTTCATGTTCGTAAGCTTGAGAATCAACTTCCAAACACTGTGAAGATTGGTCGTCGTGGCAAGGATGACGTTCTGACTTTAGAAGCACGTGTTCTTAATGCTTGTCTTCCAAGCAAGAACCGTGAAAAGGTCATGACTCAGAAGTTTGGCAAGAAGATTGCTGAACAGGTCATGGACTCTCCAACAATTGGTTTGAAAGAGCTTCTTGTTGAAGTGGCACATCGTTCTGGTGAAACTGGTTTTACCGGTCACAGCGACATCAGCCGATTGATGAACACTGTTGGTAAGATCAATCACACACGATTGCATATGCCTGAACGACTCCACAATCATGGTGGATTCAGTAGCATCGACATGCCCAACCTGTTTGGTCGTGTAACACGAGTTTCCATGGAAGAAGCCTGGAAGATTCGTGGATTCATGGCCAAGGAACTGTGCTACTCGACAAGTCAATCTGACTTCAAGCCAACTCAACGATTCCGTCCAAGTGGTGGAACCGAATGGGAAGGTTTGGATAAGGATGGACGAATCAAGCATGCAAGCTTTGGAAAAGAGAAGTCGTATCTAACTACGATGGACACCAAGGCTCAAATGCTCCTGTTTACTCGTGAAATGATTCGTAACGACGACTTCGGTGCAATCAAAGAACTACTTAACTTGATGCTTGAAGGTGCCTTGATGGTTCCTGATCATAAGTTGGTAAGTCTGATGCACCAAGCACGTGGTACGTTCTTCACAGAAGCAGACCTCACAGTTACAGCAGAAGGTGCTTATGGTACAGGAAACGACTACCAAAATGCTGCTGCTGCTTTGTCAGAAACTTCACTTGGTATTGCTTTTGATTTGGCTTCTGAGCAAGTCATCAACAAGGGCAAGACAAGCTGGATCAATGACATCGAAGACTCTTGGACTTTGCTTGTGGCAACACGAGCACAAGAACAACTGGCTTACGATATTGTCAAGAACCCACAATATGTTAGCAACACAACTGCTAACACCAAGCAAGTTCGAGACAACTACTGGTTCGGAAAGTTCAAGGTAAAGCGATACACTCAATTGGCTAACAAGACGTTCAGTGCCAATGCAAGTCGTTCAGCTTGGTTCTTGTTGCCTTCTGATCCACAGTACGCTCCATTCTCTATCAACTGGCTTGACGGACAGGAACGACCATCGGTTGAAACTGTTGACGCACCAGTCGATATGCTCGGCTTTGGTACACGTGGTTGGTTGGACTGTGATGTTAACAACCGTGAAAACGAAGCAATTGTTCGTATGCGAGTAGACGCCTACGCAGGCGAATAGTACGCACAAATTCAACCAATCAGTTTCTTAACAAGGAAATAAAATACCGTGCCGATGTCATTACCAAATCGTGAAGCAGTACCAGTGGTACTCGAAACACCAGAAATGGTGGCAACTTTCAGTCAGGAAGGTTTTGGTGGACAGGTTGATTTCTTCAACATGTTCACAACTGCCATCTTGATTGGTGAACCTCTGATCTACATGGATCGCCTAGGGATCAGTAAGTTCGTAGTTTTGGCCAAAGAACCAGGACAACTACACTTTGGTGCAGAAGCCAACTTCATTGTTGACCCTGCACTTGCAACAGACATTCTTGCAGGTCACGAAGTTTACTTCGACCTCAACTTGGCTGATAGCGTAGTTCCTGGATATGCAACCAACGTCAAGCCTTCCAAAGGATACTTCCTTGGTCACGCTGTGATGGATTACGACAAGAACAACATGAGTTTGGATACTGTAACTGGCAAGCCAATTGCCTGTACAACCAGCCAAGCACGTGTCAAAGTCTTGATGCACCAACAGCGAATGGTTCTCAACCAGACATTCTGGGGAACTGGAATTCCTGATGTTCGAGACGGGGATACAACAATCCTCAGTTCATAACACATCTCTTACTTAATTCAAATAGAAGTTTGTCAGACTTCATTGCGAATTGAGTAGCAAGCCAAATTTGAATTAAGTAGGAATCTGTTATGACTGACTTTTTGGATTGGGGAGCTTCTTGGCTCACTGAAATGACCGATGAACACGTATCCTTTGAGGTTACGTGTTCATGGTCTGTTGATGGTGTTGAGACATCCAACACTCTACTTGCTAATGTGGTAGATGAAGCTGGTAATCTTGTTAAAGCAGCAGTTAATGTTCGCTTAGAGAATACCATGTTTCTTTTTAACAGAAGTGAAGTAGAAGAGAAAGCAATCCCATTGTTACCCGGACTCCGAATAACGTGGGATTCAACCCTGTACGAATTGGTTAAGATGGGAAGTAAAACCAATACGTATAACGATACTTATCGTAACAAAGTGCTAGTGGCGACTAAATATGTTACTGACTGAAATTGCAAGTGCTATAGCGATAGGACTCAACGACTCCCTCCCAGGGAATTGGGTAGGGGGGCTGGAAATCCCAACGGAATTACCAGTCATTGTGGATTTTGACCCTATTGCCGAAGGTGGTAATTTAAATCTTGAATTTGGTGTCTATGTTACTCCGTCTTTTAACGAATTCGATTTATCGAAAACTCGTAATAATAGTCAAGTAAATGTAGTCACCGGACTTAAAGGTAAGAGCGGTGTCTTAAAAACATCATTTATCACTGTTAGTATTTGCAGGCCTTACTCTGTTAAATTAGATCTGAAAACAGTTGCTGATTTAACACCTTCATCCGAATGGTCTTTATTGAGAAATTGTCAAGACAATCTTGAAAAGTTCTTAATACACTTTTCCATGGAGGGGGCTAGTTTGGACACTATTGAATCTGATCCACCAAATGAATCTGCTCTTCAAGAACGGGTTTACCTAGCAATAATCACTTTGGGGTATAAAACGTGCTAAAACTGTCTGCTAGAACAGTTACATTCTTCAAACAATTAAGTGCCAAACTTAAAAGGTCGAAACGCGAAGCGATCTACAGAGTTTGCGGCTTGATTAGAAGAGATGCAATTAACAAATTGAAAGTACGTCCAGGATCATCAACACCTCCTGCCGCACCTCATGCACATACAAAGGCTGGTTTGCGGGTAATCGACTTCCATGTGGATGGTAACACTGGATTAGTAGGACCAAGAAAGTTCCCCACTTCCAACAAAGAGTCACAGCCAATACCTTCAATCCATGAATTTGGATTGCAAGTATTTACTGTTAGAGGTCCATTTAGGTTAATATCTTATCCAAAACGTCCCTACATGAGTAAGACAGTTGAACGTCTGAAAGGGAAAATTCCAAGAGAGTTCTCAATTCAATTAGGTAAGGTACTATGACAACATTGAGCATTGTCGACTGCCAGTATGACGGCAGTAATGCAAGACTGTACTACAATCTTTCAGGAGATTGTGCCAGTCCAGTTTGGGTCGAACACGTAGGGATCATTGGTGACTTGACAATCGGAGACACTGACGACGAACAACAAGTTAATCGTCGTGGTGCCCGAAAAATCAAGGTTTACAATCCTGGTGACAGTGATATTACGATCAGTGGAAATCAAATTCCACAAGCTAATTATCAAGGTTTCCAAGTCATCAATGCAGCAAAGGGTGGCGGTAATCCACGACACTTCATGGTGCTAACTGGTCCAGTATCAAGTGTGAACTCATTCGGGTACTCCGGAAAGTTCTTCAACTTTGATCGATCAGTCTCCGCCCCAGGAGAAGGTGAGATGGAAGCTGCCTTCAATCTCAAACCTGCTGCTTGCGTTGAAACTGCCTGCGAAGTAAAAGCTGTCAAAGTTCTTTCTGCTGGAACCGCAGCGGATTGGAACCAAACAGTTATCAGTTCGTAACCCACACAATTCATCCACTACAACGAGAACAGACGAGAGCAATCTCGTCTGTTATTTATTATGCTTCTAACAGAAGAACTTGAAAAGAAACGTAAGCTCTACGTTAAAACACTATCCGGACTCCACATTGGAGTTGAAGAAGTTCTAGTACATGCCGAAGATGTAATGTTAATCATTCCTTTCGAAACATGCGAAGAACACAATCTGTTCTCCTACGTAATGGAAACAGAACAGGAACCAATTGCAAAAGGCAATGATAGTTCCAGTGTTTTGAAAAGAGCTGCTGAAACAAGACTTATTGGATTGGCACCAGTTAATCCTAAATTACTACTTCAATTAATGAAGGATGCTGGTAAACCATGACACGACCAGTTGAAGCCACAACAACAGAAGAGATGATCGATGCTCTTCTGCAAACGGATCAAGTAATTGATTGGGTTCCTCGCAAACTGCTTATCGAAGCAATTGGCATCGAGCACGCTCAAGACTTTCTTCCTCCATTGCAAGACAATGTATCTGTAAACGTCAAGCAACTGCTACTCGTTTACAAAGCCTTTCATCCACAAAAGCTTTCCGAATCCTTCACTCGAATTGAGGCACCTGAATAATGGCACGAGACGCCGCCCCCGTATACAAATTCCAAGAAATGGAATTTCCGATTGTAATCGACATTCCTCAAGCATTTACATTGAAAGCTGACTTTGATGTCAATCTCTTTAATATGTTTGAAGGAAACAATCTTGACAACATTACCATCCAACTCTCATTAAATGACGAAAAGATCATCGAGATTTGGTGGTGGTTTGTAAGTAAGAAACTTGCAGACCGAGAAAAGGCAATTGACAATCTTACCCGTGACTCTTTGACATCTTTCAAAGAATGTCTGTGGAATGCAATTGTAAATTTTTCCGATCCAGCCGCGAGGGAGATGCTAAGGGAATTGAAGAAGCGGCTGCCAGAGTTGCTAAAGCAACAGGTATCCAAAGCGATGGACGAACTAGCAGCAGAGTCCAACCAACCGAGGCTGAATTCCTAAACATGATCCTTGAGTTTACTGCAACTATCGGTTTCTACCCACACGAATTTACAATGGGTGAAGTGATCGATATGTTGCAAATACGAATGGAGGATCAACAAATAACTTGGGCTTGCAGTGCCCAGAACCCAGACCTCCTCCCCCAGAGATTAAAACATGGCTCCAAGAAGCGGAATAATATCAGGAAAGACGGTAATAGTAGTTCAGGTGCAAGAGTCGATTGACAAAGCACTTGGCTCTATTTCCAGCAAGCTAAACAAGTTTTCCTCAAGTGTAGGAAGATTTGGATTGGAGCTATTCTCTGGCGGATTGTTAGGCGGAATTGCATCAAAGCAGATCACTGATACTTTCAGAGATTTCGAAGATGCAATTCTATTTCTACAAACCAAGTCGACAGCAACAGAGCAAGACTTCGCAAAGCTTGAAGCAAGGATTCGTGAACTTGGACGTACTACTTCTTTCACAGCAAAAGAAGTAGCAGAAGCTGCAACTGTTCTCGCTCAAGGTGGTTTGAATGCTTTAGAGACTTTGAACACCCTACAAGCTACTCTTGACTTAGCAAGAGCAGGTCAAGTCACACTGACACAATCAGGTGACATTCTTATCAATACCATGCGATCTTTCGGTATTGAAACCAGTAAGGCAAATGAAGTAGCAAGTCAATTTGTGGCTGCTGCACGATTAGGTACATTGGATATCTTAAACCTCAAAGAGTCAATCAAAGAGGTTCTAGGAACAGTCCGTGTATTGAACATCGATCTACCTACAACTCTTGCTTTGCTCACTCAAATGGCAGAACGATCATTGAAGGGAACCAAAGCTGGTACTTCTTTGAATACTGCTCTTTTGAATCTTGCCGGCAAATCAGAAATCATCAAAAAGACTCTTGGTATCACTGTACCAAAAGACTTCAATGGCGAAGACTTCATTACGTTTCTGGAACAGCTATACACTAAGATTAACAAGCTTGGTAATCTCCAACAAGTATCAATCCTACAACGATTGTTCAACATTCGTGGTGGTCGAGCAATTACTGCTCTTGATGATATCAAAAAGATCATCGACTTGCAGAAGGCTATCCGTGGTGCTGGAAATGAAGCACGTAATGCTGCTGTTAAAATGGACAGTGGATTTGGTGGATCAATTCGTAGAGCAAGTTCTTCTGTTGAGTCGCTTGGAATCACACTTGGAGGTCTGTTCTCAAAAGCACTGATTCCCATCCTTGAAGTTGTTCCTGCTGTCTCAGCGGCATTTGAGAAACTAGCAATAGCAAATGAATCTTTAATAATTCCTATGGTCCTGCTACCTCCTGCAATATTAGGAGCTGGTGCGGGTCTATTGGCATTATCTTTCATTGGAGGCAAAGTTGCTGGAATCGTAGGACTCCTAGCAGTATCCTTCAAGAACCTCAGCAGCCTAGCAATCTCAGGATTAAATGGACAATTAGTTCTTCTCACACGTACAATGGGAGTATTCTTCAACAGAGTACGACGAGAAGGCAAGGGAGCTAGCCTAACCAAGAAAGGCGGACTATTTCAACAATTCGATGAATTCTTATCAGCCAAACTCCTCTCCCCCCAGAGAGTAGCAAGAGGGGCATCGGCTGGTAAAGTACGTCCTACTAGCTTCTTCGGGAGAGTAGGAAAAGCAGATGTACTAGCTGGATTGGGAGTAGGTGCGGCAAAGGGATTAGCTGGAGTTAAGAAAGCAGTAGGTGGAGTTTTAGGACTTATTCGCTTACTTGATTCCGGATTGAGAAAGCTAGTTGCTGGTGGAGCTATTGTCTTAACCTTTTTGAAAGACTTATTTCAAGCCCCAACAGTAACAATTGCAAAATTCAAAACTGCAATTAAATCACTGTTTGGTTCTGGACTTAAATCACTTTTCGGTGGTGGGTTTAAACTGATTCTATCTGGAATTAAAAGTCTTCCCAAACTACTTGACAATTCTGTTGTTGGTTTGTTCAGGTTCTTCAAAGCTGCTGGTGGAGTTGGATTAGGATTACTTCGAATTGCCAATGGAATCCGACGATTTGTATTTAGTATTAGTGGTTGGCTGACAATCATTGAACTATTAATCCTATTCGGACCAAAGATTGGATTTATTCGAGATGCTTTTGCTAGACTTGGAGAAGGATTTGGTAAAGCCTTTGAAACGATCAGAGGAACTGCTAAAGACCTTGAACCTGTATTTGCTTTGTTTGGTGCAGCATTCAAGAACATATTTACTGGAGAAGGTGAACTTGGAATCAAAGGTTTGATTGTAGGATTCACTACTCTTGCAGACATTGTAAAAAGCAACTTGAAGATTGCTTTTTTACAAGTTGTTGAAGCAGTTGCTCCACTGTATGATTTCCTCCGAAAGATAACACTATCTTTGCTGGAGATTGTCAATCTAGTTGGTTCTATCTTTGGTGCTACTTTCTCAAACATTGGAGCATCAATACAAGGATTGACTGGTGGTGGGGCCGGGAATCTTCTGGGAAGTATTAGTGAAACTATTAAATCTATCTTTAGTGCAGAAAACCTTAAAGCTGCGTTTAGCTTTGTTGGTACTGCACTAATTGAGATGGCAAAGATTGTAAATAGCACTATTCAAAACATATTTATTGTAATGAATAATCTTGCTACTTTCATTCAATCTGCCATTGTCAAGATGTTTGACTTGCTAACAGATGGATTTATGGAAGTCGGCAA